CACCCAGACATTCCCTCGGCGTCTGGCAGGTGGTTATGCGGCGACCACTTCAACAGACCGTCGCTGTCAGTCATCACTGATGGACCTGTTCGGGTGGCGGTGAAGAGACCAGCGAAAGTGGTGCGCGACCCATCTTCGACGTATCGTTCTTCAATAAAGTCAGCGATGGTATATGGTACAACTCCACCAACAGCGTAAGAGTTGTAGGGTATCAGTATGTTGAATGGTTTTTTTGTAGAGAGCGATTTAAATCCGAAAGGCGTTTCCATTAGGCATGATCCACAAATACCGCAGCTTGGTCTGAATTTGCACCACTTATTGACACGGGTTTGGCCCACACGCGATCTGCGCTGGCAAGATAGGTGAGGTCTGCGATAGCTTTTTGTAACTCCCCCGCGCCACGGGTATAGACAATGCCGTGGTCTTCTGTGGGCGTTGTCGTATCTGTCGTGAAGCGGATATACACCTGCCCTGAAAGAACCTCAAAGGTGATGCTTGTTACATTTGCGTTGGTTAGCTGCGTCCACGTATCCGCAGGGCAGGTTATGGTTTGTTGATCTTGCGCCATTACAGTAAGTCCTCATATATGCGAATGGGGATAAACCCCCGGTTAGGAAAAGTTTCGATTGTGCTGTCAGAATAGGTGACTTCAAACTCCCCGCGAAAACCTCCTGCAGTGTCAGTATCCGCCGCCGCCCAAGCGTAGCTTACAATGCCGTTGGCTGCATCGGTAAGGGTTGCCGCTTCATCCACCACGGTCTCCCCGTCATCATCCAGCATGTGAAAGCGCACCGTCGCGCTGGTGAGGTTCTTCGCCGCGTCGTCAGCATCCTTACACGTTCCCGAAATCGCCGGGGCCGTGTCATTTCTCTTGATATTAAAAACGTCTGTGTTTGCCATGATGACTGCCTTTATACTGTAAGTACCACAGAATTTCCACTGTCGTCTAATGCGAAGAAGTTTCCCCCTACATCGACCAAAACTAAAGCGTTCTCCGCGTCGTCGGCCAGCGTGAAAGAGTTCTCCGCGTCATCGGCCAGCGTGAAAGAGTTTTCTCTACTCAAAACCGCTTCCTCTTTTTATTGTCTCAGCGGGAGTACCAACAATGGGCAAATCTACATACTCCTGCCCGGTTCTGTTTTTGAGATTGCGCTCCATTCGTTTCACGTAACCGGGGTTCACAAGCTCCTGCAGTTGATACCACAAAAGGTAATCCGTCGCCATCTTTGTATAGAACAGGTTTGAGCCGGGGACATTACCTTTAAGAAGCTGCACTGCATTGCGCCCGAATTGCGAAGTATCGCCTTGTATCAAAGCATCATGTGCTGTGTGCAAAATGGTTTCAATATCGGCAGGCACTGGCCCCGCTATGCTACCAAGAAGCCCCCCGCCATACTCATTGTGTTTAGCCAGCAAGAAATCCCCGTAAAGCCCCGCCGCGCCGCCTTGCAAAAACGCTTTGATTGCAAACTCTTTTGTAGCCATGTCACGGGGTTCTCGCCCTTTTGCCATCTCTTTTAGTTGCACCACCGCAGCGCCTGCGACCAGTGAGCCGACTAGCAAATTGACCATTTGCATGTTGCTCCCGCCGCCGTATGTCGCGCGGCCCATGACTTTGGTTGTCGCAGTAAGTGGGAAACTTTTGAATTGCGTGAACATGCGGATTGCTTGCCCCGCAAAACTATCTGGCGTAAGTCCCGATTTCATCATGGACTGCTCCCGCGCTCCCGGTGTTGGCGCTGCGAAATCGGCCTCACTGGAATACAAAAGGAAAAGGTTTTCTCTTGCGCGAGTTTTCAGTTCGCGTTGCTGAAACTTTGACATTCCGGTAAATGCGCTACCTGTAACCTCGTCAATATCTCCCGGCAGAATATAGGTGCGCCCATCGTCTGCTTCTTTTGCCGCTTGACGAATTACGCTCCATTGTTTCGCGTCGATCCCGTACAAATCCAGAAGTCGCTTGTGCGCACCAGACAAGCCATCAAAAGGCTTGGCCGCGTTCATCGCCAGATCACGCGAAAGGATCATTGTTGCGCCAGCCTTAACGCTGTCTGTCCACGGACCAAGCAGGTTCCACTTAAAGAACGTGTTCATCATCCCTGCAGTTTCGCCGTGCATGTAATCGTCAGAACTGAACCGGGAAAGCATTGATCCCATTTTCATCTCAAGACCAGCGCCAAGCAACTCAGACACAATCACCCGATCTTCGCTGCCTAGCCGTTGCAGCGGTGAAAGGAAAGCATCGCCCCACGCTTCAAAGAAATTCTTGCCATGATATATGCGATTGTTCGCATTGAACACCACATCAGTCAGCGCGGATACGAAAGAGCCGCCAAGTGCAGCCATTGTTTTCAACGCGCGCAGCCATTCGCCTACTTGCGCTATTGTTTCATGTGAACCGAAATTAACAGCGCCCGTGACCACATCCATATCATTATGCAGGCGGTTGCGCCGTGTTTCCAGCACCCTGACCGCTTCGGGATTTTCATCACGGTACTTTCGCCCTATTGCGTCAATCATACCATCCAGAAAATTTTCAGGGTTTGTGGTCATACGCTCCATGATCGCAATATTTTTGGTTGTCATTGCTAGGTCTTGAATAAGGTTCTGGCGAAAATCCCCTGCGCCGAACTCACGGTTATACTCAAGCCAACCTTTCGCGGTCTTAAAATGCAGTAAACGACTGTGGCTTAGAGACCGGGCGAGATTGTTTTTCCCTTTGAACCCTTCTGCAAGAGGATCAGGGTCTTTGCCGAACTCTTTGCGCACGCCCGTGTATTGCGCGTTGTAGACGCTTTGAAGGAAATCCTCTCGCCGTGCTTCGGGGATTTTCATCTTATCCCAATCTAGTTCCCGCTGCGCAACGGCTTTCCAAGCGTCAAAACCTTTTCGCTGGATTTTTAACTGGCTGTGCATCTGGTGACCCATGAAGCCTGACAGTTTTGGTACATCAGCCCCGGCGCGATTAAGGCGCAGCCGCAATGCCTCTTGTGTATCCACTAGCGCCCGTGCGATTTTCATCGCGTCTTGATACCCGCGCGAACCCATTGCGCCTACACGCGGAGCCTCCCCTACTGCGTCTTTCGTGTTGAGGTGTTTAACCGCTACGGCAATTTGATGCTCCATTTCACTGCCACGCTTCATTCCACTACGGAATGTCTCCATGACGTCTTCTTTTCTTAGCCGAGCAGATAGCGCGCCGAAGTATTCATTTTTAAGCGCTTGAGATATACCATCAACAGAACGCTGCGCCCCGGTAAAAGGTGTGTTCATTCCGACCAGAACAGCTTTGACAGAGTGATAGAGGCTGTTTTTCTTTTTACCAAAAGCCGCGTAAGACGCGTCAATCTGGCGAAACACTTCTTGCTCTGTGAGTTTGTTTTTGTACGCATTACGCTTACGGATCATCGCACTGCGCTCTGCCGATCTGATTAAATCGTTGCTGGCGTGAGAGACCGCAGATTGCACATCTTCGCTGCTGGCACGCGCAAGCTCAATTGCATCTGAAATACCCTGCATTTCATCTTGAAATTCTTCAATCGAAATAGTGTCGCCCAGCGCTTTGCTGATCGACTGTTCGCAAGCTGTCATGTACGCGCTTTTACTCATGTGTTTCTCACCATACAGGTCATTGCCTCTTTAATACCTGCAAGTCGCGCGTTTGTCTCTGTTTCAATCTGCGCGATTTCTGTCACCTCTTCATCTCCCAGCATCTCGCGGAAATTCTCAATCTCTTCCGCAGCGTCTTTGACCTCTTGATCTGTGGCGTGTTTTACATCAATTGCTGTGGAAACTGCAGGCTCTTTCCCTGTTGAAAAATCCGTAGCCACTTTTTCATACGCAGCCGCTCCACGGGTGAACGGCTTCACTACGCTCGCAAGGTCTTGTTCAGGCGCAAGGGCGATCTGTTGCGTATCCGGTCCTTTTGGTACGCGAACATTAGCGCCTTTTGCGCGGAGCATTGCTTTGGCGTCTTTGTCAGTGTTGCCCACAATCCCGAAAAGGTCGCGCTCCCCTGCACGATTGATTAGTACAGGTTCAGCGGCTTTCGGAAGTAACCCGTCTTTCCGTGCAGTCGAAATGAATTTGTTCGCTGCGGCTTTGTTTGGAAAAGTCAGGGGTGATCCACCCGCGTCCAGTACGAAATCTGCGTCCACATCGCGCCGGATTGTGTACAGGCCGGGGGTGTTAGTACGTTGTGCCGTACCTCCTACGCTCGCTGCAGCCGCCATAGCGGACGCTGGAGTGTCAAACGTCCTCGGGTTGCCCTTCCCATCTACAATCAGCACTGTGGGCCTTGGGCGGTCTCTCACAGGGCCTATGGGCTGCAGATCGCGCGTGTACTCAGGCTGAAATTCAATCCCCCGCACAGATACAAGCGAAGTGGTGCCTCGCATATCGCGGCCAAACGCGGCGAAACTTACCGCTTCATCATTGACGAATTGCCGCAAAGCGACATTAGCCAAATCCTGCTCTCTGCTTGTGGGGAGGTTTGTACCTTCATTTAAACGAACTCGCACATCCCCTGCAGCACCCTCTGATCCTCGCAAACGTGGCGCAAGAACTGCGCCCAACGTACCGCCTAACAGTGTTCCTAGGGCGATATTCAGCAGCGCTTCATTTGCTGTGTAATCTAGTTGTTGACGTTTAGATAAGGCGTAGTACGCAGGTTCAGTCAGAACCGACCCGACAAACGCTTCTGACGCAGCGACACCAAATCGAGCGGGAAGGGTGCCGCCTGTCCACGGGATGATAAGAGTGGACACCAGCCCGATTGTAAGCTCTACCGGATCAGTCGCCACATCCAGCAGCGCCACTCCGAATTTCGCCGCGCCTGCAGCGAACCCGCCTTGGCCCCGAGACAAAATACTTTGCCGGATCGCCTCTTTCTTTTTTCCGGTGTATTTCAGCGCCGCCTCGGTAGGCGTCATGGGGCGGTCTACTTCCAGCAAATCTCCATAGAGATGCTTGAGTTCATCCACACCAAGAAGACGCCCCTCTTCAATGGCAAGTTCGCGTATCTCTGCACTGGTGTTTTCTCTCGCTGCGGCAAGCGCTTCTCGCTCTGTGTTAAGCTGATTAAAATCTTCCGCAGTGCGTGCCTCCATGAACCGTTTACCCCAGTCTATTTCTTCGGGGGTTGCCTGCATCCGCGTCTTGTCTTCTGGAGTGTACGGAACATCTTGCATTATAAGATGCTCGTTCCTTATGAGATCAGTCATTTGGGGTGTTTCCCAAATCTGTTGAAGCTCTGAGCCAAGGCTCACTTGCATCTCATAAGGAAGGGACGCCTCAAGTAGAGGGTTACGCCGGATATTAAAGTTGAAAATATCACTCATTAGAGAACAACTGTTGCGATAAGGATTTTGTTGGAGTACGAACTAGCGCCGGGGGTAGTTTTTCCTCTGGAGCAATAGGCATATGTGGGTACAAGGCTTTCAAATCCGTAAAGGAAAACTCTACCCCTAAAGGAACGGATACCCCATGCAGATTGGCCGATAGCTCCACGCCATCTCCCGTATCGTTCAAAATGAAACGCCCCTGCGAGTGCAGAATTATCGCCATCACTTCGTCATCTACATCTTGGTTCATAAAACTACTAACTGCGTTGCGTGTTTCCTCTGAGATGAACGGCACAAGCGCGTCACTGGCATCCGCGATCAATCTGTTTGTTTTCGACGCGACCACTGCTGTATCTGTTCCGGCAGGAACAATTAACGCCGCGTGATCTGACACAACAATCGGCTCTGCAAACATTCGGCCAAGGAACGCTTCAACCGTCATATCTCCGTTTTCTACTTTGTGCGTCATGTACGTGGCGAAGGCGGTGTCTTGCAGGGAGCGTATAAACCGTCCTGCATCTGGTCCGCGTCCGGCCATGAAGGCTTCTGCGTACTCTTCTGTTCCGTTAAATATCTCGGTTCTCAAGTCGGTTGATTCGGATTTTGACCCCATCGCTGCATTGTAGCTGTCTGCCACTGTTTGCCGATCTGCGTTTTTCGCACGCGCGATCATGTCCACAACAAGGTTATCTTCACTGCGCCAGATTTGAGCAGCAACAAAAGGACTTAGGTCGGCGCTCAAAAGTTCCTGCATTACCCGTTTTTTCTCTGCGCCCCAGCTTTCCACAAAAGCAGAAGCCTCAAGTCCTGTCAGTCCGTTCTCTTTAGTGTTGAAGTCTTCCACAATAGCTTCCGCTCTCCCATTCGGAAGGAGAGGCCGTGGCGCATCTTCTGCAATTCCAAGCTCAGTATATTTCAAATCCATACCCGCAGAGTATGCTTCAAGCGCCGCTTGTTTCGCCGCTGGATCAACAATCTTGTCCATGTCCGCAAGCATATCGGCCATCCGTGGATCAAGCGCGTGGACATATCCAGCCGCGTCTTTATCCAACGCTTCCATGTGCGTGGTAAGCGCAGCCTGATACATGCCTACGCGCTTAAACTCTTCTGCAGTATTCGCTTCGGCGGTTATACCTTCCAGATATGTTTTACTTTCAGAAATGGGCTGACTGCGAATATCGAAAGTCGCTTCGGCAAAAGGTATCGTTTCCTCTAGCTGTTTTGTGTACTCGCTCTGCGTGGCTTCATCCATGTAGCTTTCCGCGATGAAATCTTCCACAACAGAAGTATCAGCTTCGCCCGTATGGGCGGCAACCGCCAGTGCGTCTGAGAGCATCTTTTTAGTGGCTTGTTCATCCTCGACCGCGAAACGATTTTCAGCGGATTTCATACTCTTGCGGAACTTAATCTCTTCTGCGGGAGACATAATACCTTTAAACGTATCTGCATCTTCGACTAACCCTTTCAGACTTTCATGCGCAAACCTGTCGCCCTCCAACATAACAGTGCTGGACCAAATACCGAAAAGGCGCTTGCGTTCCCCTTCGGGGAGGCCATCTGAGAGCCTTTGATAGTTCTCGAATGTGGGGTCTTCCAACATGGCGTGGCCACGGTTTTCCGCGATCTTCGCCTGCGCTGCTGCACGTGCTGCTGCACGCGCTGCTGCCTCGCGCTCTAACGCCTTTGCCTCAAGCTGTATCCGATACTTGGCAAAGTTGTGGTTCATGTTGTCCACTTGCCGAAGAGGGACTGTTTGCATTGTTCGCTCGACATAGGCGTCATACTCTTTGAGAGTTGCGCCCGTGAACCCGTTTCCCGCAGTTTTGCTGCCCTCTTTGAAGCTCCGCGCAATATCAACCTGCGCCTGTGTCCAGATCAGTTCCGCTTCTTCGCTGGCCTTCTCTTCGTAATATGCCGAGAACTTATCCGCCACACCCTGCATCGCAGCGCCTGCAGCTTTCAGATCACGCGCAGGCGCGAGAGAAACCTGACCTGCAGGCCGCACAGTCGGCGCGATTTTCGGTGTGATAATCTCAACCATATTACCTGCCGCCCCCGTACACTCTGTTTCCTACGGTCGCGTAACTTCTGCTACTCGCCCCGCCGCCGGGGGCAAGATTAAGTGGATCAAAATTGGTGAAGCCCTTTACCGCCGCAGTGAAAATCTTCAAAGGACTTGCCTCGCGCTTTGCTTGCGCTGCGCGGAAGTCCGCGGCTTTCCCCGCTTGCTCGCCACGGTACTCCAACATAAGCGCGTCGAGTTCCAGCGCCGCGGCGTTCTGGCTCTCCAAACCAAGAGCCGTGCCGCTGTACGCCCCGCCTTCAATCTGCGCGGCCCGGTCTCTCGCCATACGCTGACGGTTCGCCTTGCGTTTTTGTTGCGCCTCTTGGTGGCCTGCTACACGCGCCTCCGTCGCCTCGCGCTTATGTTCTGCCGACTGCTCGTTAGCTGCCTGCACTTCGGATATGGCCCCGAACACCTGCAGGACCGGGCCGAGAACACTTGCAACGCCTCCCATGCCCCCGGCAGCGCCGCCGCTCATTCCCAGCATGGCAAGAGTTGCAGGATCGCACACAACCCCTTTCATGGGGTCGAGGAATGTTAAACCTGTGAATTGTCCTCTCATGTGAACCTCACATAAATTGAATAGTTGTGGCCGTCTGGGCCGTATCGCCGTGCTATGGGGGTTTCCAGAACGAAACCTAAGAGCCGCGCCCAGCGGTGGCCAGCATCAAACTCTTCTCGAACCGCAAGCTCTATGCGCGAGAAAGATGACTTTTTTATATTGGCCTGAATTTCTTTTGTGATCGCTCTCGCATGGCGTTTCCATTTACGCGAGAGCCACGCCCATGCAACGCCAGTGCCTTCCCATTTTTCGGAAATACCTGCAATGCCAAGAATTGTTCCGTCATCGGCAATTGCAGTTCTTGCATCACCGCTGGTTTCTACATTTTTCGCAATCTCTTCGGTAATTTGCGCCTCTGCATGGACACCTAGAAGGTCTTTCAAAAGTAGAGCATGTTCAGATTTCATAGGTACAAACTCCATCACCGCTCCTCCTCTGTTACCACCTGTGGAAAGATTGACGTTATGGTGGCCGGAAACATCGTTGAGTTCTCGTACCATATTTGCCCATCAGTTTCATAGCCTGCAGGCCAGTTTAGATGCGCATCGCCGCTATAGAGCGAGCCATTGGAGAGGTCCGCGAGCGCATCTTGATTGGTTGCGTCGGGGCCTGCCGTGCCGCCAATCGTGTTAATCACGCGGAAAGTAACGTCTGTTATTCGTTTGGTTTTGGCCTGCGCAGTGCCATCTCTGGTAGGCACATCAATGTTCATGGAACGATACGTTGAATTGTATGTCAGCCCCACTTGCGCCACGCTCGCGCTGGTTATCGTAACCTCTCCATTGGAAACTGCCACAGCGGTTTGCTGTGCTCCATCCCCAAGCACACCTACTGTTTCACCCTCAAGGTGATCGAGCCCGTACAGCGTAGTTGTTGCGCTGCTGTCATAAGTCAGCATGCAGTCCGCGTACTTCACGTCCTCAAGATCACCTCCTTCTATATGTTCGGGCTGCAGGTATTCGATGTACCGATACGTGCCACCGTTGATCGTCCGCGATACAATCATCCAGACTTCATCACTGCGCAAATCCGTGGACGGGATTACCGCCAAACATTCCACAACAGAAGTTGTGCCGCCGAGTGTATGCCGCCCCCACGCGCGGACCTTTTGCGTTGTGTCAAATGCGAAAGACAGAAGCACTCCATCTTCGCGCGTGATCCACATCGTTTGGTTCGGCTCCTCTTGCCGTACCACTTGTGTCAGATGACTTTCTTTTCCCAAATGCTCCGCGCGAACAAGCATATCCGGCGCACGGAATGTTTCCGCTTCGAAAGTGTAGGTTAGTGCGCGAAGTTTACGCCCTGACGCTTGTACGAAGAGAACGCTTTCATCCACCCGAAATGGCCGAACAGGATGCGCCCCGTAAGAGGTTTGCCGGGAAACCCTGATATTGTTTGGCCCAAGAGGCTCTGTTGCCGCAGGCGCATCAACAGTAAACTCTGCGCCTTCTGTGTTAACAATCAAGATTGTACCTTCTACCAATCCTACAATATTGTTTGTTTCTGAGGATTGAGTGGTTACAGATATTGCACTTGTCGCCAATACCTCTCCTGCGTCATCGGTAGCATGGCTCGAAAAAGCCGCCACTACGGACATATCAAGGCGTTGAGCCATCCCCCAGCAAAGTCTTTCGCGGAAAAACGTCACACAAGTTGGATAGCCGTTAGCCTCTGACCACGCGCTTTTCTGCCATAGAACAGACGTATTGCCGGAACCAATCACAGTTTGCGGGAATGTTGTTAAAACTGTTACCGTTGCTGTCGTTCCACTTTGCGCAGTGATGCGGCCAGTTCCATAGCCGGGACTGCTGTATTCCCACTCCACGTGATTATCTATCACTACCCCAATAGTGTGTTCAGGGGGCCAAGTACCAGAGGCATGCGAGGAGACATTAACCGCTTGATATTCTCGCCCATTTGACCGCACACAATCAGGAAGTTTATATGATTTACTTGTTTCCCATTCATCCGTAGCAACAAGGTCTTCTTCATAGATACGGATAAGCGACCCTACGTCATCCGCAGTGAAAACAGACGTGCTGGCAGTAATCGTGATCGACCCTGTTCGAGCCGAGGCGTACATAGTTGTGGCCCCTGCGTTTATGTCCAGCCACGGGCCGTCATCCGGTTCGTGGTCCGCAAAGGCCCAAGAGGTTGCGCTTGTACGGGAAAGCGTCTGGGGTTTCACGGTGCCGCCTCTGTGCGCGATATAGACCACATCCCCGGTTTGCACGAAGTCGATATTCAGTTCTGCCCCATCTGAGCTTGCGAGGTTCGCAGCGGAGTAAGGGCTTACAATTTCATAAGGGGTATCGGTCTCTCCGTTTGCGGAATACGCCGTATACCCGCTGCCATCAACATTCTGGCTATGGATGGTTTGTAGCTCGAAAGTGGTGGCCGTTTTGTTGGCCACTATAAACCACCGCCCGTTAACCTCTGTCATCCCATCTACACCAGAGATGAAAACGTCATCGCCATCCGAATAGCCATGCGCTGCGGAAGTGGTCACAACAGGAGGATTTGCCGCCGTGATCCCGGTAATGGTGGCGGTTGTTCCTGTCACCACAGGCGATCCTTGGTAATAAAAACGGCAGTACAGATCGCCAAACTCAATCATATAGGCGATGCTACGGGACCGGATGAACGGCACCAGCCATGTTCTGTCCGAACTATCTTTCACCGCACGAACAAACGCGGAGCCTGCGCGTCGTGTTATGGGGCCTTGGACTGTGGGAATAAAATTCTCAAGCGTTATCGCACCCGAAGAATATCCTTCAAGATCAGTACGCCCGTTGAGCAGGGGAGCCCATTCCCCGGCATTTAGTGCATTGATTGGAGGGGAAAATTTACTCATCCAACCAGCCTGCTCCGGTGCCAGCGGCCTGCCGCAAATTCTCGGGGAGGGCGAAGCAGCGCGTTAGTTCGCCGCGCTAAACTAAGTGTTTCGCTGTACTTCATCAGCGCGTATTTCTTCTTAGCATCGCTTTGGGTCAACTCTTCCGCTGCGTCTTCTGCCAGCTTCGCGGCAAGCGCTTCCACAAAAAGCTGGTCAAATTTATCTGGGTCGGTGATCTTCGCAATGTATTCATATTCCACAGGCGACGAAAGATTGGTGTGGAGTTCCCCCGCGATGATCTCATACGCTGCCCTTTGTCCTGACGAATATCCGCTGCTTTCATACATCACGCCAACGGCCTGCGCGTTCACCGCATCCCCGCCAACTTTGATTGTTCTGAGGTTGTCTTTCGGGAGACCGTAAACATTGGAATAACCCCACTCAGGCTCTGCGCCAGAAGAGTAGAGCAGGCTTCGCTTAACGGCGAAACGCCAAGGATACGCTGCAAGTTCCGCGTCCCGCAAAAGCGTATACCGCGCATTCATGGCGCGGCCCTGTTTGTTATCATCCGTGAGTGCGGTAATTCGAGCTTCACCAAGCATACTCAGCGCCCGGTTCGCGATATCAACAGCGGTAACAGCCATGTATCCTCCAAAGGATTAAAGCCCCGCCGCGATGTGAGGCGAGGCTAGGGGTTAAAGGCCACTGTCTTCCTCGACCGATTGCATAATTGCTTCAAGTGCCAATCGAACAAACTGTCGTTTGGTGATACCGCCTGCCGTGAGGTTGGTATCATCTACCGCCAGTTCAATATCCGAAGAGGTAGTGGATGTGTCGATGGTTACGTCGGGGGCATCTTGGCCCCCGACTGCAACTCCGTAGTAACGGACTGCCATTACGCGCCACCATCAACATAGATGACTTCGCAACAAAGCGTACCGCCTGCGCCCATATCCGTGGTGACAACAGCCGTAACGTCGTACCACAGTTGAGGGTCTGCTGAGAGGCCAAGAGCTTCCCAAAGCGGTTTGTCGCGGTCTTCGATCCCGTAAACAGCGCTTTCGTGCGCCGCTTCCGAAAGGGTCAGACCACCGCCGACTGCCAACGCCGAAGCGAAGAAATCAGCGTCAACCGCTGCGCCACCATCATCATCAGTGCGATAGATACCGAGGTTAATCGCTCCTGACGTAATTGCAGCATCAGACGAAACAAGAACGCTTTTAATCATCGCATTGGACCGCACCCGGCAGAACCGGATTTCGTCATCAGCATCCGTGGCAGTCGAAACTTCCACAATACCAACGCCAGTGGTTTTCATCTTCGCGTCATTGTAAGGCTCGTTAGCAACACGCGGGGTTGCCGCGCGGTTGCTGATCAGTGTGCTATCAAGGTCTGCCATGATATTACTCCGTGCATTCGATTTGAATTACGCGGCCTTCTTCAAGGCGGGTCGCACCCATCGTCAGCGTCGTAGCTAACTGATAAGGAACCCCCTCAATATCGGGACGCTCGTCAACACGCGCAGACACTTCATCCCAGATACCCAAGTGCATACCGGAGCGCACCCACATAGGTACAAGGCGGTAGCTTGAGTTGCTGGGTGTCAGCCGTGAAATGATGATGTGAACACCAGCAAATTCCGAGATACGGCCATCACCAGCGAAGACAGGCTTGCCTTCTTTGGTGAAGTAGTCGGTGTTGACCACTTGGGTTTGCCGTTTCAGGTCTTCATGCTGTTGTGGTGTGATCATCATACATGGCTGCTCCATTTCGGTGTCCACATCATTATCTTCCATGATGCGTACAGCGCGTAGGATTTTGTCCACGTTCAGCCCGGTATCAGCCGCAGCGCCAATTGCAGCATCAACACGGTGGTTTGTCGTGTCGAAACTGGTGGTAGTGCCACCTGCTTTACCTGTTTTCGCGTCTGCATAGAACGCATCCGAGATAATGGTGTCGATCTTACGCCCAGCCGCCATCGCCGCCGCTTGAGCCAGCGGCCCCTGCGGATCGACCATAAGTCGGAGTTTGTCGAAAGTGTCTACCATTTGAGGCAGATTGTAGTCGGTCGGATAGACCCAACGCCGATCAACAGAGGCATCTACACGCGGCATAGGGCCGAACCGTGTAGTTACTTCCTGCATTTCAACGGAGCCGTACTGATCAACCGGAACAGCGCTTTCCCCGAAGTGGGTGTCTTCGCTGACATAGGGGCGCATTTTGCCCCCACGAATTTGCAACAGGTGCGCGACGTTTGTCGTGTACTGTGTCACAAAGTGATTTGGTACATTAACGGACATTGCCGTTTCTCCTTAGATTGTTTCAAACAATCGAGGGTGGCTTGTCCTAACTGGGGCCGTCTCTGCGATTTTAGGCTTCGTCAGCCCCAGTCTTTTCCGGTGTCAGGAGGAGGCTTTGCCTTTATCTCCGAGCTTAGGGGCCGACTTCGGGGGCAATGCCTTGTCCTCGCCAGCCATAACCCAATCTGTCAACACTTCCGCATCGCGCACAAGTCTTTGCGCTTCGCGGACGCCCATTGCAGACAGGGCTTCTATTGACCGCATTCTAACTTCACGTTCAAACATAGTCAATTATCCTTCTCCCGCAGCGATTTTTTGCAACTCTTCCATCCGTTTGATAGCAGGTTCGCGAGTTGCTTTACTGGGGTGGTTGTATTGTTTGTAGAAAGTTTCGTCAGCCATAAGCTCCCCAATCTTCGCCTTTGCGCCTTCGGCAGACATAGTGAATTGTTGACCGGGAGGATCACCATTAACCACAGTGCTTTCTCCTGTACGTGCGCCGACTTTCGCAAGAAAGTCATAAAGCGCGCTCTTGTCGCCAGACAGAACACTCTCAACCGCTTCTTCGGTCATGCCCACCTCGGCCATAACCCGCGCAGCGTTCTGGAAGCCTTCTTGGTTAGAACTCTGCCACGCATCAAACGCTTCTGCAGACTGTGCGTCCTGTTGCTCCATGATGGTGTTGGCTTGTTCGGTGAACACTTCCTGCAGCCCTTGGAATTGTTGGTTGCCAAGCCCAAGCTCGTGCGCCTTGCCTGCAAGTGCGCCGTATACATCTTCGCTGAATGTATCAGGAATAGCACGGGTGTAGCCATCTGCCTGCTCAGGCATCCCAAGTCGGTTGTAGACAGGCTGCATCGCCTCCCGGTCGGAAATATCCGTGGGGAGTTTCAGGAGTTGATCAGCGCCAACGCCGTGGAGTTTTTCAAGATTTTGATAGGAGGTGGCCAACGCTGCCGGGTCTTTGAACCCTTTGTTTTCCACGTAACCTTTCAGATTGTCATCAAAGCCGCTTGTCCATTCTACTGGGGCAGGAGCGGCTTGTCCCGGATCGGCGGGGGCCGGAGTTACTTCTTCTGACATTTATTTACCTTTGGCTGGTGCGAAGATGCGTTTCTTTACATGGGCATAAGTTCTTCGCTTCTCATACACCCCGGCCAAACGAAGAGGATCAACGTGGCCATCAGGAGCAGTCGGCATCAGAGATACCATCCACCCACATTCTTTTTCCAGATCACGCAGGACCGCCTCGCCTTCGGGCTTGAGGGAACCGTCTTCCTCTAGGAAGAGAGCGCGATAAGCGCGTTCAATTTCGGTCATTTATCTCCGCCGCGCTTAATGCCCATCTTTCGAAGCGCTCTGTTAGCTTTTCGTGTGAGGGGAAGTTGTGTACCCGGTCCACCAACAGGCGCGAGAGGTGTACCTTTAGTCGCGCTGGCGAAAGAAGGCCCCACCATATTCGCAATAGTTGGGCCTTTGCGAACCGAGTACGGCGCTTTCGGCAAACGGCCAATACGTTTTGATTTTCCTGTTTTAGTGCCTTTAAAATCCGCCATTTTACTCTCCTATGGTGTCAGCATCTGCTGAGTTTCAGCCAAGGTTTTCGCCGTGTCGGCCATCACGGGCGCGGCTTGGACAACATCCCCGAGGGTCTGCTGCGCCTGCTTCTGCTCGCGCTCCTCTTCAAGCTGCTCTGGCGACTTGAGCGCGCGCGCAGGGACGCCATTCACATCCGCTACGATCTTCGCAACTTCATCAAAGTTGAACCTGTCGAACACTGTTGGGTCCACCTGCGCTGGGCCTGCCAGCGCTTCGAAGGCACGCAGGATACCGACGCCCTCTTCGTTCTTCGCCTGTCGGGTCATTGGTGTTTCGTACAAGATTTCCAACGGCTTGCGGCGCTGCAGGAGTATGTTTGGCATAGGCGGTAGCTTGCCTTGCGCATAGAGGATGCTGCTTTCCCTGCGGATCATGGGGCCGAGCCATTCATTCTGCAAGCGGCCCACAGTCGGGGCAGTCATCTGGCCTTGCTGCTGTGCGATCAACATCGCCTGTGTCGCAGTCATGTTCGGGTTTTCAAGCAGCACACGGAAGTAGACGCCGAGGAACCCATCGTCGATCTGTGCGCGGGTGTCCGCGATCATCTCTAGGCCCACATCAACGCGCGGGTTTGCGTCCCACGGCATAGCCAAGGGCCGCCCATTATCGTCCAGAGTGCCGGGGTTACGCGCGCCGGGTGTGAGGTCGAACTCCGACACGTCATCATGCATCAGAACGGGCTTATCCACGACCATATTCGCCGCTTCGATCACTGTCCGGCGCATCTCGTTCAACATTGAAATGTCAGGCAGAAGCTGGATCGCCGGGGATCGCCCATAGACTTCACGGGTCGATACCGAGTAACGAGAGATGATATAGGGGTTTGAGCGGAATTGTTCCGGCTTCTCGCCTATGATCTGCTTCTCGAAAACGTAGCAGCCTTCTGCTTGGAACCCGAGCGAGAAATCATCCTTCGGCTGCACGCAATGAATAAAATCATAGCGTTCTTCCAGCTTTCCAGAATTGTATTTGTCGATGATCTTTTGCGGTGTGTCATCTCCAAAAAGCTGGATCGCCTGCCGTGCAGACAGGGTGAACTTCCGGTGGACGGTATCAATCATACCTTCCACGTTCTCTTCCACATAAAGCTCTGACAGGTGCAGTGTGCGGTACTTGATCCCGCCGCCTGCACGGGGCTCGACCAACATCCCGCCTGTACCGAAAGACCCAAGCGAGATACGTTTCTCATGCGCCTGTGACGCAAAGTTCCCATAAGGTGAGTACCGTTCCTGCCACAGGGTTTTGTTCACTTCTTCCAGATAGACCTGCACATCATGGTCCGCATCAAGCTCCTGATCGCCTGTGGACATACGGTGCCAGTAGGTCTGCCGAGGCATGGTGCCAGCTTCAATCGCTGCGGCGAACTTATCCAATGCGGCCATCGGAAAGGCATCGTACTGCTGCTGATTGCGTTGAGAACCGGGAGAGTGTTGTGAGCGGAAGTCATCGCCTCGCGGGAGGACGAGACGTGCCACGGCCTCCCACAAACTCTCCCAGTTCGCCCTTCGGGCTTCCATTCGCTCTTGTCGAGCCATTACGCGATCAGCATCTATCATAGGTCAGGTTCCTGTGACTGTCCGTTTCGCCGTAGCAGGCGCGGCATTGCCTGCAGTTAGCATCGCCGCAGCGCGGCCTTGGAGTTGCCGCCGCTTCTTCATGTTCTCGATGAAGCTCTGAGAGGCGGAGGATGGAGGCGTGGAGGGTTCGCTCTTTTTGCTTCCTCCACCGAAGAGGTAGGACATTGGGTTCTCCTTACGCGAAAAAACGCTGCTTAGGCTGGTGTCTAACACGGTTTCGTCTGTTTGTCTTTACAATTTGGGGAAACAGGAATGTGAAGCCCCACACCAGCGCGTCCACACGGTCCGGCGAGTAGCCTTGTTTCTTGGTGTCAAAGTCTGGCGTGAACGCGCACATCTGGTCTTCCAATCGGTCGAACTTGTCTACATGAGACACGCGCTGCTGCTCGTACAAGGCGGCAACGGGCTCCGCGCGGGTATACTTGCCACGGGACGCATGGACAAGTGTTACCGGGGCATTGTGCATTTGCGCCTTGATGATGCTTTCGACCATATCCCCGCCTTGGTTCTTCTCCGCAACAATGCGGTCAGCCTGAAAGCGGTGGAACAGCGAGAGCGCAGTCTTCGCCCATTCATCTGGGGTATAAACACCACTCTCGTCCGCAAGCAGGTAGCCATGTTTTTCATCGTCGAGGGCCACCGCCACTATCCCGGTTTCGTTTGAATTATCCTCAGACGACACGGCGGGGTCTATGGCGATCACCACCCGCATCATATCGGGCAGGGTCTCTCGGGATGCGCGGTTACTATCAATATCCCGCTGCCGCCACAATGCGCCGGGGGTATCTTCGAGAAGCTCCGCGTTAAGTTCTTGTCTGCCGAGCCGGGTGTTCTCGTATTTCTTAATGATTTCAGTGAAGAACGCTGGCGCGAGGTTCTGTTTATTATCGTAGGTCGAACCTTTGGTAACGTGACAATTCGGATCGCGGACCAATTCTCGCATGATCTTGGTAGGTCGCGGTGTGGTTGTGATCAGGGCTTGCGGAGAGGCACCGAGCCGAAGCCCGAACTTCGCCTGATCCCACGCTTCCGGGTAGCGCCACGCGCCAAGTTCGTCGCCCCACAACTTTTCATGCTGCTTGCCGCGCAGGCGTTCCGGTTCGTCTGCGGTGAAGATCAGCGACATTGCGCCATTGGGCCACTCAAGTTTTCGCTCGTGCTTTTTGTAATAGGGGCGTTCATCCTTGGGGCATACCGCAAGTATCCCGCTCTCACCCTCAATCATAATATCCTTGGCATCGTCAGAGGTCGCGCCGATAAGGTTGATAAACCGAAACGATCTGGCCCACATGCGGACGGTCTCCGCGCCCGTGCGGGTCTTGCCGAAGCCCCGGCCAGCAAGGATAAGCCAGTAGGTCCAAGGTTGTGGCGGTAGGAGTTGTTCTGGCCGCGCCTTCATTTCCCACGACCAGCGCAGAAGGTGCTGCACCTGCGGGGATGCTTTGTTGATGAACTCCCGCATTTCGTCTGGAGGGAGGGTTTGTACTTTTTGGTACATTTGCCGGAGTTGTTCGGGGTCCATTACGATACCCGAATATTGAATACGTCAAAGTACAGCGAGTGGAAATCAGGTAAAGTCATATCTTGTCCTTACCAAAAGAACCGAGCGAAGGCAATATTTCCTCTACCAGATCAGGCGTTACGTCAGTATCGCCGAGTGGCGTTACGTCAGTATCGCCGAGTGGCGTTACGTCAGTAACTTCGGATTGAAGTGGTGTTTTTGTGGGGGAGTGGTTGGCAACAACTTTTCCGGCGCGCGATTTCCCCCCACCCCCACCCCCTGCGGCATCCTGCGCGATCAATTCCGTGGGCGCGTGGGTCGCGCGATCCTTTACCGGGGTAACATCAATCGCCTTTGATCCCCCCAATAGTTCAAACAATTCTTGTGTTGCTTGTTCGGTTTCAAGCTGATGGTTGTGGTTCACCTCTATTCGCTGGACATCAAGACCCATTAGCTTTGCGATGTTCATCACTGCGCTATTCGCTGCGCCAAGCTGTTTGTCGCGCACTGCTATCTCGCGATGCTCTAACAGTTGGGCAATTAGAGTATCGCGCGTGATCGCCGTGTCGCTGTTTAACTGTTGCTGATACGCCTCAAGCGCCAGCTTGATCTTGGGCTTGCGCGCGATCTGATGCCCTTTTTGTTGGGAATAGGTCAATTTGTGTTTTTTGGCCGGATATGCGGCAATAAATGCCGCTGATTGTGTCGCCCCGGTCGCCAATTCCATCACGAATTTAGCCTCGCCAGTGTCTAATCCTACGAATGGATCGGGTTTTTTCATGTTTTTGCGCCTGATTTGTTGCTGCATTTCAGTATTTTTGCATTTTTAGACCCAAAATACAAAATTATTTGCCGGAATTTGCTTTTTTGGGCTTGATTTATGCACAATGCATATACTATGTATGTGACAGACAGGATGGCCCTGCCTAAGCATCACAACAGAAAAGGAACAAAGAAAATGAAAAATCAAGAGATCATGGAAGAGGTTGCAAACCGCGTCGTTAAGTTGATGGAAACGCACGGAACAAATTGGGTAAAACCTTGGCAGGGTTCAAGCGGTTTCCCCCACAATATCGCATCAGGCAAAAATTACCGTGGCATCAATGTTATCTTGCTTATGTCAGCCGGTTTCAGCACGTCAGTTTGGGGAACGTACAAACAGTGGTCGGCCAAGGGCGCGCAAGTCGCCAAGGGCAGCAAGGGAACACGCATTGTATTCTGGAAGCCGCTGGACGTTGACGATAAAGACAAGCCCGGCAAAAAGAAACAAATCTGGATGCTGAAAACATACGTTGTTTTCAACGCTGATCAGGTTGAAGGGTATGACGCGCCAACACTTCCAACAATTGCCGCACCAAGCGAAATCGCGTGTCCAGAGATGGACGAATATTTCGCAAAGGCTGGCGTTGATTTGCGGCATGGTGGCGATAAAGCATTTTTCAGCCCAATGGCAAATTTCGTGCAAATGCCGAACAAAAAAGACTTCAACGGCACGAAAACCAGCACGGCACGTGAAGCCTACTATTCAACACTCGCCCATGAGGTAACACATTGGACCGGACACGCAAGCCGTTTGGATCGGATCAAGGCAAGCCGTTTTGGCTCAAAGGATTATGCTTTCGAGGAATTGGTGGCAGAATTGGGCGCGGTGTTTATGTCAATGCAATTTGGGATAAGCCCAGCACCCCGCCCAGATCATGCGCAATACCTCAATAACTGGATTGCCGCGATGAAGGAAACCCCGCGCGTTATATTCAGCGCCTGTAAAGACGCGCAAGCCGCTATGGATTGGCTTGAAACTGAAACAGGTACAACAATAGCAGCTTGATAGGATAGCTCAGTTTTGCAGCGCTACATGCGCTGCAATGCCGGGAATATCCCGACAACAGAAACAGAAAAGGAACAAAGAAAATGTCATATGATAAAATCAGCCGATACCAAACCGACGTAATCGAAAGCGATGGCAGCGGGATGGTTAAATATCGCAATACCGTAATTGTGGAATGGAACGCGGAAACAATTACCTTGCGTTCTGGTGGTTGGGAGACCGTGACCACCAAACGCAAAATGAACCAAGCCGCAAATGAATTTTGCCTAGGTTTTAGCGTGTACCAGAAAAACCACGATTGGTTTGCAACCTTGCCCAATGGCGAAACCGTGACATTTGACGATGGCATGACATTTGAAAGGAACTGAGAAAATGAAAACGATCATCATAAACGGCAAAGAGCTAAAAGTTTCAGCAGTACAGGAACGGGCTTTGCGCGAATTGAAAAACTCAGATTTTGCTGCAACGCGCGGTTCATTTTCGGAAAAGGCAGGCGCACCGGGTTGGCGCTATAACAAATTCACTCTGCCAACAATATTGGGTGATGTGTTTGGCGTGTTCGAAACGTACAACGGCCATCAAGCCACAGCACGGGAACACGCATTTTTTAAAGCACATCCTCGCTGTCGTTCTGGCGTTTTTGGCAACCCAAGGCGCATTAACGCAATTCTAGTCAAATTAGGATAGCTCAGTAATGTAGCGCTACACGCGCTACATTGCCGGGGTATTCCCGACAACAGAAAAGGAACTGAGAAAATGGAAAACCAGAAAATGTGGACAGGCAAATGGTCGGTTGAAAGTGTAATTGAGTATTTTGATACACATTGGGATTGCACGTTGCACGAATTGGGCGCGCTGTCTGGTTGGCGCAAAGCTGAACTGAAAAAACTTCTAATGGGTGGTGCGGAATGACCCGTATTCAACGCCGCCACAAAGCGCGCCTGAGTGGCATCAAACGCGCGACAGGTCTCACCCTACTAACAATTGTTTGCGCCACTGTGGTAGCGCTCACAATGGCGCTGGCATGGTTTGCTCTATCCAATGCCATACTTTTTGCAATCAACTAAAAGGATCAAGAAAATGTTTGACATAGAACTTGCAATCGAAAACATGGCCGAGCCTGACGCAACCGTCAGCCCTGCTATAAAGCAACGCTATCCAGAACTGTCTAACGTGTTCGCGCGACTTGACCACATGGCAGACGTGATCGAAGAACACGAAACGACGCGCACCGTTCCAGAAGCCAATTTCGAAGAACTAGACACCTGCCTAACGTCGCTTTTGGATGGTCTGGCTATTGTCTCCGAGATGCTATCGACCTTGCGCAAGTTCGACGCGG